TTTTAATAGCATCTTCCCACTTCACATTACCGTCAACATCAAGACATTTAACATCATAATGACCTGTAATTTGAATTTGCTCGTCAGCTTTTCCACCTCGGATGAGGGTTACACCGGCTGAGTCTTGTGCATCTACTTTTTCTGAGTGCATATTAATACCTATTTATGAAAAACATATTAAGGCTGTATTTGGGGCTGCTACGGGCATAGTAATTGTAAAAACCCCGTCAGTTGCAGACACATCAAGCCCAAAATTAAGAACCAAAACCGCTTTATTTGATTGCGAACTATTATAAATCAAAGCACCTCTAGCTACTATATCTGTACCCGTCCACTCGGCGTTATCAAACGTAATATATGTCTGAGGTCCTGTTTGAGGTTGTGCTACCGTTATGGATTGCCCAAGTAGCGTTTTGCCGCCAGCGGTATATCCAGTAGCTACAACTTGCCCTGTCGTGGTATATGCAGTTGTTGTAGCCCCAATCTGTGCAGTGTCAGTGTATAGAGCTATTTTAAAAACATCACCACCAACAGCAGAAAAGTTATGTACCCCTTGGAATAGTTCTTCTCGAAAGCTATTGCATAAACATTGAGTAATCATAACTATTTCACCGCTATTCTAGTTTGCCCAGAACGGTAAGCATCTTGGCGTTGTTTGCCATCTCCAAGCCCTTTAAGAATTGCTAGTGCTTCCATATATTTTTGTCCGTATAACGCAAGTAAATCCGCCTCGCCTTTCATGTAGGTATAAGCTTCAACTAGCGAGCCATAAAGTAGTACAGGATCAAAATTATCGCCAAGCCAAGTAGTTCCGGTTGTGACAATAGACTCTGGATAGTAAAAGTAATGTAGCTCAACGTCATAATCATCGTCTGGGGTAGGACCTAAAATAAACGATAGCTCCGTTGCCTGATTAGATTGAGGTCCAAAAATAGCATAGTATTTAGGCACCCCTGTTGCCGTAGGTGTTGGGTATGCGGCGCGAATAAAGTTAACGTCTTTATCAAGCATATACTGATATTCACCAGTGCCGTCAATCACGGCTAAGCTAAACACAGAAAGAAAATCATTAGGGGCTGATAAATATTTGTTATTTAGCGCGACAACACCCGTCACATTTTTTCGCAGGGCAGGTAGCTGCACTGTGTTATAGATACGCATTTCCGCTTGCTGAACAAATGTAGGGATGTTATCAGCGAAGTCTTGCCCTGTATTTTCTGTGTATGCGACAAGCGCCGCACTTAATTCTGTGTAGTTCAAAGGAAGCCCCTTAGCCCTGTGGACCTCTAGCGGTGAAGCCTTTTTTAGCTGCACCAGCCCCACGAATTTTAACGCCAGAGGTTTTCACCCCTTTCATTTGGTCTTGGTAGCCGTTAGCTTTAGGGACAGGAACGGGTTTAATATTATCAAATTTAACTTTATCCACGTCTAGCTGCTCCATACCCGCGTTTAGTTTTACCGATAACACCGCCACCTTTTACCACAGGAGTGCTACCAACTTTAACTGACTTACCACTTTTTTGATTAGCCGCGCGAGCTACATTGCGCCCTGATTTCTTCATGTCCGCTGACACAACACCCCCAGCTTTCATACATTTAACAGTGCCGCCTTTTTTCATTTGTGGTACCTGCTGCTGTGGTTGCATTGGTGATGGAGCCGGTGTCGCTATTGGCGATACATTTGGGTTAATAGCTGGTTTAGGTGTATTAACATTTTGCTGTGGCATGGGTTGCCCTGATGTTTTTGTGGGTGGAATTCTTAATCTTGGATCTGGCAATGCCATGTTAACCTCCGATAGTTACGCTATTTAGCGTGGATTGTATTGTTTGAGAAGCGACTGGATTCCAGCCAAATAACCCTCTCGTTGTTGGTATAGTATTATCTGGGCGTGGAAATTGCAATGCTTGTGGATCCCACATAGGTTGCTCACCTACATGAAGCTGTGGCTGATCTTGCTCAAAGCACTCTTCACACACTTTAATATCAACCAAATCGCCTTTAACCACAAGTTTACGCATTTTATCAAGCTTGCAACGAAAACCACAACGATCGCAAAATCCAAAGCTTTTCCGCCCTCTAGCGTAAGGAACAGCCATTATCTATAGTCCGTAAATCTAGGTACCATACGAATTGGTGACCTATCGCGATCTTCAGCCGCTGCTAAATCAAATGCTTCATCCGCTAGAGCTTTAAGCATAGATAAACTTTCTGGTGCTTTTTTAAGTGCTAATTTAGCTGCAAGACCCGCAATCAATGCCTCATAGAATCTAAAGGGTACGTCAACTGTATTGGTCGCAGGTGACCCTGCATCGTCCATTCTGCGTAGGCGCCAATAGACAAAAGTATAAGTATCTGATGTCTGAGGTAGAGGCCATACCGTAATGGTAGGTGTTGTTGTTTTTCTATCCACATAGACCTGAATAGGGCGACCAGTGGTGAGTTTGTTTGGTATGGTGGCATACGTTATGACAGAGATACGATTAATCGTAATATCCGTTTGGTTTTGCGTATCGTTGTATTGGCGAATAACATGGTCTACTACATCAACAGTATCTGTAGGTAGGTCATAAGTGGCTTGATTTGCTAATAAAGGAATTTCTCCAGAGTCTACAGTCCAAAGATTGATACCCCGATTAGCCCACTCTGCAAGCAGTAAGTTAAGGCTTCGACGCGCTGTCTTTAAATCATACCCACTACGCAGCTCAAAAGGCATGCCGTTTCTGTCGTATCCAAGACGCTCAAAAGCCTCTTCAAATATCTCAGATAAATCGGGGTTAAATATTGTTGTTCCTGATGTAGCCATTTGTTACCACATTGGGTTAGTTTGCCCTAGAACAGATATACCACCTACACCGCCATCGTCTGTATTTTGGGTGGGTGACATCATACCTGGGTTGTTTGTGTAGTTAGTGTACTGTGACATATTAGGAATAGAAGCTAACCCTAACTGATTGTTCTGCTGCTGTGGTTGTTGCTGCAACGCTTGGTTGCTTTGACCTACAGACTGAGCATCTAAATAACCACCTGCGGCTTTACCTGTGGTTGCACTTGCATCATAAGCGTTTTGAAAACCAAAACCTATTCCTGTGTTAGGTCTATATAAAGCCCCACCGCTAAAAGAGCCATCAGGATTTGCTTGAGACGGTTGGGTAGAGAACTGTGATGCTGAGTTTAGATATCCGCTAAAGAATGGGTCAAACTGCCCTGTAGCGTAAGTACCTGGATTTTGTAATTGTTGCTGCGCCGCCAAGTCTTGTTGGATCATACGCGTGTTAAAGTCGTTAGATAGGTTTAATCCTAGCTGAGGTGGTGGCGTAAATTTGGGTGGTACTGGTGGTGTATTTAGTGGTGCTGCGCCCGTCGCTGGTGTTGTGATTGGCGATGCTGTACCTGTAGGTGGTGTTGTACCTTTCATCTTACTGAGCAGGTCTGTTGTGGTGTCTGCAACAACAGGCGCTTTTTTTCTTGCTTCAGCTAGTAACGCATTATAGCTAGTAATATCACCCCTAGTTTGGGCAATTGATTTTGCGCTTTCAGCAGCTACTCGTGCTGCGGCTGCTTTTTTATCATCTGCTATTTTTTGTGTTTCATACGCATCAACTGCTTTTTGCAGTGGTCCTAAAAGTGCTGTGTCTGCCCCAGTTAATGTAGGCATAACGTTTGATTTTTTGTAATCTTCAAGTAGTTTACCTACTTTGGCTGTATCAACATCTACTTGAGTTTCACCAGGACCAGGTGTAGGTACACCTGATAAAAAGTTAGTGAATGGTGTGACTGCTGTTTTATTGTATGTGTCGAGAGATTTTAGAACAGTTGTATCTAAAGCACTAAGCCTTGTAGCGTTGGAGGCTGAAAGAGATGTTTGCCGCTTTACCGCGTTATCATAGTTTTCTTTCGCTGTATTGTATTTATCTTGTGCCTGTTTGATTCTTGCTTGTGTTTTAGCCGTACTTTTTTTAGTATCGTTAGCTTGCGCGTCCGTTAAATTTTTTTGCGCATCGTTGTATACGGCTGCAATACTTTTGGACGCTGGTTTTTCTGCTGTGCCTTTGCCGTATAAAGACGTGTTTGTTGCAGCTAGCTGCGTTGCCGATCCTAATTTAGCGGCTGTCGCATCAGTGACGTTTTTTGTTTGCTCTTGCAGGACTTTTTTAACATTATCAATTGGAGCTTTTAAATCCTCAAATGTTTTACCACCTGATTTTCCTAGATCTACAGTCAGTGGTGTAGCATGAGACGTATGCCAATTTGACCATACCGCTTTTTGGGCTACGTGCTCCGCTACGGGTACACTGTTTTCGCCATACTCAGCTTTAGCTGCGGCAATTAAGGCATCAAAATACTTCTCATATTCTTCTTTAATACCAGGTACAAACTTACTTACCCATCCATTAATAATAGCTGAATCCGGCATTTTATACCCTGAGGAGCCTAGTTTTGCTTTAGAAATAGCTGTTGCAATACTATTCTCCACAGGAGTTGCTTTTGTTATATTAGCTTTAGCTAAAAAGTCGTCTATTGATGCCATAATTTAACCTATTCTGCTTGCTTTTTTTTCGCTTTCACGGGTTTTGTGCCCTTAGCGTTAGGGTACGCTGGGAAGCCTTTAGCTGGGTAGTCTTTGGTTTGCATTACACAAACCGTCCTTTGGTTTTACCGCGAATGGCTTTACCATCAGCTTTAACCGCGCCGCCTTTAGCCATACACTTAGCCATCCCACCTTTTTTCATACCCATTGAACCCATATCAGGTGCTTTAGGCGGTGCTTTGTCACCTTTATTCATTTTAGTTTTTTCCATCTTCTCACCTTTAGCATATTGCTGTGGGGAAATCTTACCTGACTTAATGGCTTTACCTTCTTTCAATTCTTCGCTGTATGATTCTTTACCTTTGAAGATTGAGTCTAAACCACCTTTACCAAACTTTTTACCTTTATCTGCTTTCATAAATTCTTCACCTGTTGATTTTGAAATACCTACGCGTTTAGCTGCTTTTGGGTTATTTGCAACCATCGCCATTAAATTATGCTGAGCACGGGATACACTAGGAGCCACAATTCCACCTTTTCAAAGAAGCCGCCTTACGAGTTGGCTTACCATTTTCATCTTTCATAGGTCCGGGAGACCCTGCCATACGCGCACAAAAGGACTTACGTCTGGCTGCATCTTTTTTGGTTTTAGGGTTTGGCGCTGGTGCTTTTAAGTTAGAGCCAGTCGCCGCATTGTATTTTGCGCGACCCTTTGCTGTAAGACCTGCACCTTTAGAGACGGGAAGTTTCTCACCTCTACCTACTGCTAATACTGGAGCTTTTTTTGCCATCTTATTTACCTGAGAAGTGCTCAAATGCCCAGCCAACTAAACCACCAAAAGCTGCACCTACACCACCCATAACCATTAAAACGTGCCATCCGCCTTTAGCTTCCGAAAGAGTCTTGCTTATCTCAGCAACGGAAGCTTTAAGTTCTTCCATATCCTTAACCAACTTATCCATATCTGTTTGCAAGTGTTTAATCTCGTTTTCATGAACAGCTAGTTTAATTTGGTCGTCCATCATGGCTTACCCGTAAAACGCGGTTATCGCTGATACGTTAGTTAATGCGGCATAAATGTTATTTTGGAACAGTATGCCCTCACCAGGTAGGATTACATAGATGGTAAATGAGTCACTTGTACCGACATCAAGCTCTAATAAAGTTGTTCCTGATGCCCCACCGTCTTTAAATATAAGACTACCGTCAAGACCATTACCTCGATAAGACACAGCTTTTAGGCGGTTGCGATTAGCTGAAACAGTTCCACTAGCCGTTAAATGCGTGGATAATATATCTGTTTGCATACCCATAATTAATCTCCTAAGTAAAAGGGGAGGCGTACCTCCCCATGACTAATTACGCAGTT